CAGCAGAACTTGCATACAATAACCTAACGTTATTCTCTCTACAATAATCAAAGATAGGTTTAGACTTCTCTACATTATTCTCCCAGAACTTTTCTGGATTATCCACACTGTCTCTTAGTGCAGCATAGGCAGCAAGATGAATGATTACATCATAATGTCTTGCAAACATACCAGAAGGACCAACCCAATCAGCAATGTCATCAGGTCTATCTAATCCTTCTACCAAATAACCATAACCTTGTTCATGTCTAAGGTCATTGAATACATGACTTCCAATAAAACCTTCATGACCAGTAACTAAAACTTTCATTTCACAGCCCCAGTATTAACTTGTCTCAAACCCATAGAACCCTGATACCAACCAGTAGCAATAAATTTATCACTCATAGGAGGATTACCACGATGTATATGTGTGTATCCACCAGGCCATATTAACACTTTTCCTGTCCTTGGTCTAACTTTCATACTCTGATATAAAAATTCTGTCTCGCCACCCTCAATAACATCATTCAAATATACCATCCATGCCATAGTTCTACTACTAGAATCCCAATTAGTATTCTCTTCATGGAAGGCATGATACCCTCCATAAGTTTCAGTATGTTGAAGTAAAGTTACCGAACTTATAAAATTAAAATTAGTGAGGTAATTATATTTGTGAACATATTCTACAAGACATTGATCAACATGACCCATTAATTCTCTTGCCTCGCCTGGAGAGAAGGCATCAAATCCTATTTGTTTATCTTTAATGTGAACATAATCTCTAGGAAAGACTTGATCTGATCTCTTAATATAATCAACGATCCATTCACATAAAGAAGTATCTACTGCATCATTGTAGATCCCAATGAAATCAATATATTCACTCTTCATTTCTTTCAAACTCACATAATTTCTCTTCAAGAATACCCGCAGTCTGAGTATAACCTAATCCATTAGATCCTTGCCACCAACCTGTAACAATATACTTGGTCTTGCTAGGTGGATTACCTCTATGTAAATGAGTGAACCCTCCTGGCCAAATACATATCCTTCCTTCCTTTGGTCTTACCCTGTAACCTTGATATAAAAATTCTGTTTCTCCTCCATCATCATCGGTACTAAGATAGATCATCCAAGCAAGTGTCCTATGTTGAACATTCCAATCAACATTTTCTGCATGGAACATATGATATCCACCACCCAAAGGTTCAGTTACCTGTAGTAATGCAGCAGAACTAACAAAATTAAATGTTGATAGGTATGGATAATGCTCTACGTAATTTCTAAGTGCAGGTTCTAATGCGTTTTGGTACAAAGCCTGAACATCTGGAGCATGAAAACTGTCTAAAACTATCTGTCTATCTTGTATGACAGCCTTATTCCTCTTCATAACAAAAGAACTTGTCGTAACTATATCTCTCAATCTCTGACAAAATTCTGGAGGAATCATATCATCGTAGATGCCGATAAAATTCTCGACATTACGTGGTTCAGTTTGTGTATCCATTTTGTATTTCCATTTTTAAGTAATTAGTACCAACCCCAAACTCACCATCAAGATTATAGTTAAAGGCTATACTATATCTATTCTCTTTAGATTTAGATGGTACAACATAATGTTTTAAATGGCCAGGGAATAAAATTAATCCACATTCTTGTGGAGTGAACGACCTTTGAAATGTATTCAAATCATCGTAGGTAACCATAGAGAATGACCAATAATTTGTAGTCCAAGTAGGAGCCATTGAGGAGAATATAATATCTCCACCCTTCTCAGGAGTTTTCAAATAAAAAACCCCAGCAAACATCGTGTTAGTATGATGATGCTTGTGGGTGTAATTGCCTTCTCTGTTTATATTACCCCATGAATTGATTCTTTTCAACCCATGTTTCTTTCTATCAATCTGTAAGATCTTTACATACTTATCCATCTCCTTAAAGATCTTATTCTCCAGAACCTTAAGTTCAGGACAAGCAAGAAGATCTTTATCTAACTGAGTTGTTTCACCATTTGGTCTTTCAAATATATCATAATCCTGAGCCCAAGGAACACTATCCAAGAAGTCAATCATGGATTTAACTTCTAATGGGCGGAATTGTAATACAGTCTCATAGACTGGAGTTGGAAATAATAAGTGTAGTTCAGCCATTCCATCGGGTAACAGTCAATTCAATGGAGTTATCATCCATCTCCCATTCTTCTTCAACTTGGAACCCTTGTTCCTGAATTGTATTATGAATAAGCATCCTTGAATATTGTTGAGTGACTTTCTCAATCAACCTTTCGGGAGGAATAGGCAAACTCCAAGTTTCCAAATCAGTTACTAACTCATACTTTTGATCTTCATCATTCCAACGAAAACCAATATCCTTTGCAATACAAACATCAGCTTGTACGATTGGATGGTTCTGAGCATGATAAACATTACCAACAACTAGTTCTTGGTTCTCTTTAACATCATACTGAAGAAGTTCTAACGCCTCAAGTAAAATTGGCTTCTCTTTAATTGTCGTCTTGATGGTGCTGAAGTGGGACATTTTCCTCTACCGTATTTTGTTGATAATACTCTGACTTATAATCTCTATTTACTACATCACCAAGCCTCTCTTCTATAGTCTTAGTTAATTCAACGCATTTGTTACCTTCTGCATTGAGGACTTCTTCTATAACTGTACCATCTTGTTTGATGGTAAACTTGACTCTTTCTTGTTCTGCCATGGTTATACTGGCTCCATCATTGTAGTTGGTTCCCTCTTAACATAACAAGGAACATTATCTGGATCAAGCCATTTAGTATAATCATGATCTTCTAAAGCACAATCCATCTGCATTTGATTATCAAAAAGATAGATATCTTTCCACTGATTAGTGTACTCATCTCTCTTCTGCAATCTAAAATCTGGTTTGCCATTAAGTTCAATGATACCTTTCTGTATGAAACGATATCCTTGGCGTTCTAAAATAACATCAACCATTTGAAATCTCCAGTTCAGCGGTAAGGCATTCCATTAGTCTTTCGTAATCTGCTTCTGGATCCTCTCCAGTTAATTCTACATCGTTCTGATAATATCTTTTCACTTTCTTAAACAATTTCGGATTCTTTACATCCAAGTAAATCTCACGGTTAGACGCAAGGCGAAGGGTTTCGATCTCCTTCTTGAACTTAGTTGTGATCGACATTTTTGTAGGGGTAACGAGGTTATCTTACTGTGGCCTTGTTTAATTGTCAAGTAACTGGGTTAACTTATCTGAGATCTCTTCTAGTAGTGAAACTATTCTATTGTTAATATCTGGCGCATGATGATGAACATGATGAATCCTCTCCGAACCTCCACCTAAAGTATTACATTCAAGATCAGAGTCACAATTCTCAGATCCACCTACAGAAAATGGATTATATCTTGCCGTTGCGAACTCATACATCTTTTGATGCATACCATCATCACCAGTATTCACATTGTCAGCAACCTCTTCTTCTGGTCTAGGAGGTTCATATTCAGAGGGTGCGGTGTCTTCCCAACTGGGATTGTCTTTAGCAATTGGCATACTGTCTAGAGGATTAGTGAACCATTCGTCTGGGTCTACACCAAGATTGTTTTTTGGCATCGGTTTAGATATCTGTTTGACTGTGTAATTTTACGAAGTCATCATCAGGTTCGTATGGCTTTACTGTACCTTGTTGAATCGCAGATGTCAACATATCGGAATCAGGAACCAGTACAACGTCCTGGCCATCTGGAGTAACAATATGAAACGATTCACCTTTCTCCGCCCTCTCAAGGATACTATCAAAATTCTCCTCAAGATCCTTCAAGTTTATGTGTTCCATTGACTTATGTGGCAGTCTTCTTTTTAGTAGTGGTAGACTTCTTTCTAGTCGTAGTCTTCTTTCTAGTTGTAGTGGTCTTCTTTGCAGGTGCAGGTGCATCTTTTGGCTTCAGATACTTAAGCAGATGTTCTGCATCACTCCACTCTAAAGGATCATCTTCAGGATTAGAACGTTGTCCATCTTCTATATGCCAAGATGAAATACAACCATCATCAGCAATAAAGGCATATCTCCATGATCTCTTACCAAGACCTCTATTTAAAAACCCTTGATTCATTTCCGTCCAGTTAGTAAATTCACCATTTCCATCGGGAATATACTTCATCTTCTTGATCTTCATGGACTTGAACCATTCAGTCATAACACATCCATCATTAACAGATAGACAGTATACTTCATCTATACCATATGACTTAAAGGTATCATATGCCTTTTCGTATTCTGGAATATGTCTTTGTGAACACGTTGGTGTAAAAGCGCCAGGAATACAAACTACTAGGACTCTCTTATCCTTAAAATAATAACTAGGATCTCTCTCTACCCACTCATCATCAACTCTATCAACAAATCTGAGGTGATCTGGGATTAGTGAAACAACTGTCTTTGGACTAGGCATAATAATAACTGAACTGTATAGTATGTATAAGGGTTATCAATCCTCGTTTATCGTTGCCATGGCCTCCATACTTATGAACTGTTCGTTCATATTATAGTGCAACTTATAATTATCAGTGGTCACATAATAACCAGTGATTTCGGAACCATTACATTCCCATCCATAACCAGTAACACGTTCTTGACATCCATCTATTCTAAGTTTCTTGCCTCCACGTAGATACGATTCGTATCTCTGGTCTAGATTAATCATCGTTCCTCGAATTGTAGTTTACGGACCTTCCTTTTACGGCGAGCCTCTTGGTATTTTAGGTCATCTTGTGTCAGGATACCAGAACTTTTAATATTTTGTTGTGATTGGATCAAGACAACATTAGAAAGATCTACTGCCGTAACAGAGTCCCCTATAATAGTTGTCATATTACTGCATCCACAACTCTGTGTTCTGGAATTACTTGACAATTCTTTTCCGCAACTCTTACATCTTACTCTTAACATTTACTGCTCCTAATTGGGTTCCCCCAACAGAGCAGGGGAATTATGAAGTCTCAGATGTGTATTCCATCCGATTACTTTGGGCTTCTATTTCTTCTTCAGTCAAAATTTGAGATTCATCACGATCCAAAATCACATAACCACTATCATCCCAGTCCCTTTTGTCGGGCAAGAACGTTACTGGTTCTCTACCATGCAATAATAAAAGAAGATTATTCGCTCGTCTAATACATTCTTCGTGGTGATTAATAGTTGATTGTACAGATTGAATAAGAGTTTCATATATCTCTTGAGAATCTGCATCATGGTCTAAAGCATCTTCAACGAGACCTGCTAGTTCTTCAAGTCTCCAGTGGTCATGTTCCTTTCCGCAACTCATCCTCTATTTCCTCTAAAGCACGCAACTTATTATAAAGTATGTCTACCTCAGTTGTCAATGCTTCGTTTTCTTTTTCTAAATTTTCCATTCGGTAATTTAGAAAATGGATAATATCAACTAGAGAATGTTCTTGCCCGTACTCTACCATAGTAAAGGACGGTTCATTATAAAAATAATCGTACAGATATCTATCAAGAAAATCTCGGAAACTTTTCCACATTAGGAGAACACCCTCATAGTATCTGACTTGGATAACATAAAACTAAAAACCCATAAGATACGTTCTTTATCTCCTACAATTTCATCAACTCTGTGTTCAGCCTGAGATACAATGTACATCAGAAGATCCGTTTCGTTAATGTCCCAAGGTTCTTCTTCAATAAAAGTAACACCACCTGACTGTGGCTTCTGAGTAATTAAATTACAGTGGACTGTATCCATTCCAATAAACCATTCTGGATCAGTATGAGGATGAACCGTACCTCCAGTAAAGCTTATCTCTGAGATTATGCCATCCTTTCCAACTGGACCGAATCCATAATCCTTGAAGTCAAAAGTTTTAATTATCTTTCTTTGTATATAGTAAACTAAATCAGGATAATTGAAATTCGAATCACTAACACATACTATTTTATTCCCATCAATCAAAGGTGTGGCAAACCTAGTGGTAAGTTTTGACTTCACCAATCCATTAGAATCCATCTTAGGATCTGTAAAATAATCCTGTTTATAATTATCCAAAGTCCACTCATTTAAGATGGTCTTTTCCTCTGGAGTAATAAAATCTTGGAACGCCTTTACTTTAACCATTGTCTACGCATCTCCCAAGTCTGTCCACTAGTACTGCCCTTACATGGATTAATACATCTTGGATGATCTTTCTCATTACAAACTAACCCAGCTAAATCATGTGGACAGCCTGGTTTACCAGTAGACCAGTAAAGTTGATCACCAATCCACCGAGCATCACATATTGGACACACTGAGTTTTTCATTATATATTAATTTATATGCAATTGTAACTCTTAAACCTTCATACTCTTTATTAGGTCCATAAGCTCTATGAAACATATTGCCTGGGAAGAGAACTCCTAGGTTTGGTTTAGGTATTATTGTACCATATCCATCAATATATGTGGCACCACCCCACTGTTCTTTCCATTCCGAGTTCCCATATATAAGAAAAGTCCTGTCCATCGGATTTTGACTGTCTTGATGAAGCGCTCCCTCTTGACCATATGTTGTTCCGTTGGCGTATACCCTCTGGAGTGCATATGTTTTACCCAGCAATCGTCGAATCTTTAATAAGAACATCTTATTCGCCCATTCCTCGTCGTCGAGTTCCATTATCCAAAAGGGTTTGGAATCTGGTGTGCTCTGATGCCCGAATTGCCAACAAGGTTGAGAAAGAATCGACTGTAAAGTATTCCACTCCTTTAAAGAGAAGAAGTCTGGAAACAATTTAACAGTCTGGTCGGACGAGTACTTCTTGGTATTCCTCATAATAAGCTATTGCATCTTCGTGTCGTTGTTCATCAACTAATTGATGCAGCCTATCAATGAGTTCATCCCTAATCTGATTCTGAGTTGAGTCCATCGAAATAGTCCTTCCTGTAATAACGACCGAGAACATTGCTATTGTAGAAGGCTGGTTCTCCGTTGTCAAGTGCTTCTGTCAGTACGTTATTTAAAAAGAGTTGTCTCGTCTCTTCGTAATTTACTTTTCCGCCTGTTTTGTGGAGGGATAAGATTTCACGTTTGAAAAATTCTCGTCCAAGTTCTTTAACGTCTTGCTTAAGTTCTTCAGAACTTCCGTAGTACTTTTTCCAGTCACTCTCAGTCGTAATGCGGCGTTTCCCACCTCTAGGCTTTCTACGCTTGGTAAAATATTTTCTTCCGATGTATTGTTTACCCGACTTGATATTAGTAATGCGGTAGACGTAACCGAAGAAGTCGCCAATATCGTCAGAAGTAAAAGTTGTACCTTTGTATGTCCAGGCGTTCTCATAATCTCTTTCACCCACTGGGGTCTTTGTGGTGGTGTCCATCCCATGATCTTTATTGTCATTATGTTTTTATTTAGTTCCAGTAGTTCGATCTCATTTGGAAAATCGTTCACGTAATATTTTCCAAGTATCATTATATGTATCTACAGAATGAGCCACCCCACCTCTAGATTCAACAGCCTGTGCTAAGGAATAATCATTTCCACCTTCCTTACATCTATCACCAAAGAATTCTATCTTATCATCATCTTCAAAGTCTCTTAAGATCTGACTCTTA